CGAACCACGCCGACGCCGGCCAGGTTCTGCACCGGGTTCAGGTTCGTCTCGACGATCGACACGCCCAGCAGCTCGGCGATCAGGCCGCGCTTGTATTCCGGGCTCTTGTTTTCGCCGCGGAAGAAGAACTGGAACGCCGGGTCCTGATAGAGCCCCGTCATGTGCAGCGGGTCGGCGTAGAACGCGTAGTTGCCGAAGTCCGTCACCGGATCGACGCCGTTGGCCGACAGCGTGGCCTTGGCGTTCAGGATCATCGCGATCGTCAGCTTGCCGCTGTTGTTGTCGTTGGCCGAGCTGATCAGCGACGTGTTGCTCGCCATCACCCCGGTCGAGACCGCCGAAGGACGCACCACTTGCGGCGCAACGGCGCTGACCACCGAGTTGCCGGCCGTGCCGTCCTGCACCGTCACGTTGGACGAGAACGTCAGCACGCCCGAGTAGCCGCCAGGCGTCGTCGAGACGTTGGAGCCGGTTCCGCTGAACGCGAGGTTTGCCATCCACGGGTTGATCGTTGAGGGCGACGCGCCGTCCGCCACCACGCCAGTCAGCGAGTAGAGGTCCGCGCCGACCATGACCGATAGCGGGAACGTCGAGCTAACGCTGACCTGCGTGCCGTTCGTCGCGTTGATGGTCATGAAAAACCCGCGCACGTCGTCGACCGCCACGGCCGTGCCGGCAGCCCCGAGCGTGGTCCGCACTCGGGTGTTGCCGCCGATGTAGACGTCGAACAGCGCCTTTTGCGCCAGCGTGTCGACGCTGCGGGCCGCCTGCTCGCCGAGCGTGTAGGCGTTGTTCAGGAACAGGTCGTCGATCGCGACGCGCGCCGTCGCGACGTTGAGCTGCATCGTGCCGGGATACTGCGCGACGCCGAGCGTGTACTGCTCGATCGGGTAGTTCTGCGCCGTCAGTCCGCCGGTGAAGTCCGACGTGCTGGCCGGCGCGATCGGCGACGTCACGGCCGGCAGCAGGCCGGTGCGCGTCTTGGTGATCGACTCGCCGATGCCGGCAGCGAACGGCTCGCGGTCCGCAATGGCTCGAAAGCCGAGCTTGGCTCGCAGGGCGCGCTGGAAGCGACGCTCAAGGAAACCCGTCTGGATCGCGCTGGCGATCGACGTGGGCAGGCTGTTCAACGGCATGGGGCCGGTCCTTTTGAGGGAGAGCCGGCGTCGTCACGACGCGGGCGCTGCAGCCTTGCCTAAGGGCGGGTTATTGGCGACGAACGGAACGATCTTCTTTGCGTCCCGCTGCGTCGCCGCAGCGAGCCTACTTCCGCCAAGCGCGGCTGCGCATGGCTTGGTCGAACTCCTCGTCCGTCATGTCCTTGGCGGATTTCGGGGCGGGAGGCTTGGGATCAGGCGTCTTGTTGGTGCTCGACGTGCTCACGCCGCCGAACAGATACGGCTTGGCCTTCTTCAACTCGGCCATCAGCTCGGCCGCGTTCTCGACGTCGCCGGTTTCGCTGGCCTTGACCTTCGCCATGTCCAGCAGGGCCAGCACATCGGCCACGTCCTGCGCGCCGGCGTCTTTGGCCGCGATCTTCAAGTCCGATGCGATGACGCGACGCTGAGCGGCGGTCGTGGCCTCGGTGATCTTGGCTTCGGCTTCGTCGGCTTTGGCCTTTGCAGCGGCCTCGGCCTCGCTGACCTTCTTCGCCGCTTCAGCCACTGCGGCGTCACGCTCGCCTTGGAGGCGCTCGGCCTCCTTGCGGGCGTTGGAGGCGTTCACGCGGTGGCCAGCCGATTCGTTGTTGATTTCGGTCAGCCGCGCTTTCGCGCCGGTCAGCTCAGCTTGCGCAGCCACCAGCCGCGCCTGAAGGGTCTCAAGCGTCTCTTCTTCGGGCATCTCGCCCTCCTGTGGATTGGCCCATCTCGGGCCGTCCGGCGATACCGCGCGCCTGGTCGCGTTTCAGCCCATCACGGGCTAGACCGGCAGCGTTTCCGCCGCCTTCACTTGCGCGCCCTGAGCCAAGGCCCGCGCATCCGCCGCCGCCTCATCTTCTGCGATCAGCGTCATCTCAAGGTCGACGTCCTCGACGTCATACATCGGGGCGATCGACTTCACGGCCGTCTGCCGGCTGATGTGACCCGCATCCGAAAGCGTCGCCAGAGCCTGCGCCTCCGCGTTGCGATCGTGACCCGTGGCCTCAAACCATGCGGGCCAGCGCAGCACTGGATCGACGTCGGTCGGAAGCGTCACATCCGCGCCGTTGCGACGTTTGAGCGGCGATTTCGATGACGCGCCGCACACCATGCGGATCAGCGGCAGCAGCCCGTTGTCGCCGTAGCAGGTGCGCAACCGGTCTGCGAGCCAGATCAGCGGCTGATGCATCAGTTCAAGCGCTTTGCCGGACTGCGCCGCGCTGATCCTGTCGGCGCTCGACCGGTTTCCGTGCACGCTCTCAAGCGCCATTTCGCGCAGCGCTTTCACGTAGTCGATCACGGCCGCGGCAGCGCGACCGTCAATCTCAAGCATCTTTGCGTCGCCGTCCTCGGAGACCACGAGCGCGTTGCCGGCGGACCGGATGATCGCGCCCCCGTCCGGCGAGGCCGGCTCTCGAATTATCAGCAGCGGATCGGACGAGTATTTCAGCCCGCGCCCCGCCTGCGACAGCTGATACTCAATCTCAATCTGCGTCTCAATCGCGGGCCGGAATGTGCACACGCCGTCCACGCCCAACGTCGGCCGCAGGTTGGCGATCCACACCATCGGCACGAATCCAAGGTCATGCACGACGCTCTTGCGCTTGTCCTCGACCGGCGCCGCCTTCTCTCCGACCTTCAGCGGCACGAACCATCGCTCGGCCGTCGCATCCCAGATGCGCTGAAACCAAAACGACGATTGCATGTCGGCATAGGCGATGTCGTAGCCTGCCGCAGCCAGCGCCTCGCCTTTGACTTTCCTGCGCTCCGTCACGCTTTCCAGCGTGTCAGGGGCATCATCCTGCCAAGCGGGCGTCAGGAAGTCCGTGTCCATCACGTCGAAAAACAGCCGCGATTTCAGCACCCGCATGTGGATCGCGACCGACCCCACCGAACCACGATACGCCGCGTCCAGCATCACGCCAGGCAACCGCGCTTCCTTCATCAGCACCGCGAGGTCGGCAGTCCGCTCCTGGTCCAACAGATCGACGCCAGGGAAGTGCGCATCGCCGAACAGCAGCGCCAGACTGTCGCAGACGACGAGGTTGCACAGATTGTAGCGAACGCTCGGTTTGCGGTCCCGCAGCGGCACATATTCGCCGCCGTCCGTTTTCTCGGTATGGAACTCTTGTCCAAGCACGTCGTAGACCGAGCCGTCGAGCACGCTTCGCAGCACGGCGTTGCGCCACGCCCGCTCAGGCAGATCCTTGTCGCGCTGAACCTTGCCGGCGAGCTGGTCGAACACTTCAGCGGACGGTGCGCTTGGCCTGCGCGAGAGCGGCGTTGATCGACGTCTCCGACCCGTCTTTCGCCGCGCGCTGGACGTTGTTCGGCGGGATGGCCTTCTTCTCGTCGCCCCACAGCGGCCCGGTCCCGATCTGGTTAGGCGTCACTTTGCCGGCCATCGGCATCTTCGTCATGTCGCGCTTCATGGTCGATCTCCTCAGAGGACGCCGCTGCGGGCAAGCAGCTGGCGATCGGGGTCGGCGTTCTTGATCAGCCCAAGCGTCGAACCGATGAGTGGGGCCATGCCGGCGGCGAACACCGATGAAGGACGGCGACGGCCAAGCAGCACGTCAGCCATGTGCACGGGCGTGAGGCCGATCGACGCTGCGACGGCCGCGTATCCGCCGTTGGCGGCGACATAGACGCGGCACTGCTCAAGGTGGCTGGTCGCCATGTCTCATCGCCCCATAATCGGAAGTCGAACCATCTTGGCGGGCTCGGGCGGCGCGATCAGCGCGTTGAACGCCCTCGACGACGCGTCCACCTGATCGTCCTTGGTCGCGCTCGGAAAGCCAGCCAGCTCGTCCAGATACGGCTTGTTCCAAGCTCCGCGCAGCAGCGTGACGTTGCCGACGTTGACCTGCGAGGCGTAGGGCGCGGCGCGCGTCGCCTTATCGCCGGTTTCGGGCGAGCTTTCGACCCGGTATCCGGCCAGCTTGCGGGTCAGATACAGCACCTGACCTTTGCCAGCTTGGCCTGGGTCCTGCGGAAGATTGACCATCACCGACCGGCCGTCTCGACTGGCCGTGGCGACGATTGCGGCTTCGATCTCGTCAGGTCCGCCGCGCAGACGGGTTACGTCGGACACGACGAAACGACCATCCTGCGTCCGGTGCATCAGCACGCCGACCGTCCAGTCCGGATCGCGAGCACCTACCTGCTCGGTCGCCGCCAAATCCCATGCGCGCACCGAATTGCGCAGCGGCGGCGTGGCGTCGGCGATGGAAATCTGTGCCGTCTTGAACAGCGCGCCTTCGCCCGGACGCGGGTCTTGTTGATACAGCGCCTGCCAGTCGCGCATCGCGCCCGAGGCTTCGTATTCGCCCCGCACTCTGCACAGTTCGGCTCCGTAGCCGTAGGCGTCATCGTTCCAAAGCCATTCCCCGGGCTGGCGGCCCAGCGGGTCGTTCTCTTGGGCGATGGCCGGAAGCTTGCAGACGTCCCAGTCGCCGCCTTGCGTTTGTAAAAGCCGTCCGCCGAGGTCGTCTTCATGCCACCGCGTGTTGACCAGCACAATCGGCGCATCCGGCTTAAGGCGCGTGCGCAAGTCGGCGAGAAACCACGACCACACCTTGTCGCGCATCGTCTCGCTGTCGGCGTCTGCACGAGACTTGGTCGGGTCGTCGATCAAAGCGCAGTCGGCGCGCGTGCCTGCGATGGGTCCGCCGACGCCGACCGCTCGATACTGACCGCCCGTTGTGGTGCGCCACATCTCCGCGCCTTCGGTCGCCAAACCGTAGCCCAGCGTGGCCGCATGGTCCCGAACGAAGCCGTGAATGCGTTTGCTGAACGACTCAGCGAGCGTCGCCGTGTGGCTTGCGCCGATGACGTCCAGGCGTGGGCGCTGCGCAAGAAACCAAGGCGCGAACAGCTGCGAGACGTAAGTCGATTTGGCCGAGCCTGGCGGCATGCACACCAGAAGCCGCTTCGTCGTGCCGTCAGCAACGGCCTGCAACTTGCGCGTCAGCAGACGGTGATGAGCGGCCGGAACTTGGTTAAAAGGCGCAAGCGCGTGCTCGCACCACAACCCGAAGTCACGCCTGATCGCCCTCCGGCGCAGAAGCTTCCGCGCCGCTTCCGCCTGCAATGATCGCGAGACGCTCATCGGACAGATCGTCCAGGTTGGTCAGATCGACGTTCACGTTGCGCTGCACCGGCAGCCCCAACACCTCGTGCCTAAATCCGCGCGCCGCGTTGAGGCGCGTCATCTCGTGCTCGGCCGCGACGGCGAGGTCGGCGATATGGTCCAGCATCGTCTCGGCCTGCGCCTCGCGCATGGCCCGCCGCTCGGCCTTGTCCGCCGGCGTCATCGCCACGATCGTCTCCCAGCCGCGCGCGCGCGCTTCGGGCGTCATCCGCGGCCGTCCGCTCGCTGGCCGATAGCCGGGGTGCAGGATTGCGGCGCCCTTGGCCGGGATGCCCGAGGCCGGCGCGTGCTTGCTGTTGCCCGATCCTGAGGTTTTCGGCATTACACGGCCTCGTGCTGGCGGTCCCGGCAAGCGTCGAGCACGCCCTGCGCCCAAGCCTGCACCGCGGATGGGACACGGAACCCGCAGATCGGGCGAGATCGAACGGATCGCCCGTCGAG